AAAATGAATGTCACTTCTAAGCTACGTGAAGGATGGGAACCTGTCCGGAAAGATGCGTATCCAGAACATGAGGCCTCAAGTATCGACTCTGGTCGGTATGAAGGAATCATTGGCCAAGGCGGACTGATGCTTTGTCGAATCCCGCTCGAGACAGTTGCAGAACGAACTGAATACTACGGGGGCAGAACCCGCGAACAGATGACTGCTGTTGATCAGGACCTTATGAAGGAACAACATCCTTCGATGCCGATTAGTAACAATCGGCAAAGTCGCGTATCGTTCGGAGGCTCACGCCGAGACTCCGACTAATCATATGAGGTGCTATAATGGCAAATTCTAACGGATCCTTTGGGCTACGGCCCATTGGTATTGTTGGACAAGGTGCGAATACTACGGGTGCTACCGAGTATCGTATTGCGTCAGCCAACAATACAAAAATGTATCAGGGTTCTCCTGTCATCCCAATCGCGGGCGGCACCATCTCTGTGGCGCAAGCTGCGGCTGGTGGTAACGTTGCGTTCTTGGGTGTGTTCTGGGGTGTCGAATACGTTCGCGCATCGGACGGCAAGACTATTTGGGCTCCATCCTGGCAGGGTACTGCTGCGGGTGCAGATTCAAACTTCCCGATCAAAGCCTTTGTCTACGACAATCCAATGCAGACGTTTACTATTGCGACATCCAATGTTGTTGCAGCAGCGAACACTGAGGCGGAAGTTCGTGCGATGGTCTTTAAGAACATCGCGTTGGCAACAGCCACTGCGGGCAATGACACCACGGGTATCGCGTCTGCAACTGCAGATCTGAACACCTCTGCTGCCACTGCCGCTCTTCAGCTGCGTGTTATCGGCGTCCAAAATGACCCTGATAATTCCGACTTTACCGCCGCTGGTATCCCACTCATCGTACGTCTCAATACATCGTTCAACTCTGCCAATGGCGGAATTGCAGCGGGTACTGTTTCGTCCACTGGCGTTTAAGGAGGTCTAACACATGGCTATTTCACGCGCACAACTAGCGAAAGAGCTAGAACCAGGCCTTAACGCGCTATTTGGTATGGAGTACAATAAGTACGAAAACCAGCACGCTGAGATCTTCACCACTGAATCTTCGGACCGTGCGTTCGAGGAAGAAGTTATGTTGTCCGGATTTGGCGCAGCACCTACAAAGTCTGAAGGTTCTGCAATCAACTTCGACGACGCTAACGAAGCCTACACAGCTCGTTACAACCACGAAACCGTTGCGCTTGCGTTCTCAATTACTGAGGAAGCAATCGAGGACAACTTGTACGACCGCCTCGGCAGCCGTTACACACGCGCCCTCGCACGCTCAATGGCCCACTCGAAGCAGGTCAAAGCTGCGTCTGTCTTGAACAACGCGTTCGTAGGCGGAGCAACTGCTGGCGGTGACGGTGTTGCTCTTTGCTCCACGGCTCACCCGCTTACAAACGGTGGCGTTTTCGCAAACACTCCAGCAGTGGCTGCTGATTTGAACGAAACTTCCTTGGAAGACGCTCTGATCAACATCGCTGGTTTTGTTGACGAACGTGGTCTGAAGGTCGCATTGCGCGGCATGAAGCTGCTCATCCCACGTCAGCTGCAGTTCATCGCAGAGCGTTTGATGGTTTCCAACCTGCGTGTTGGTACAGCGGACAACGACACGAACGCAATTCGTTCAATGGGCATGTTGCCTGATGGCTACGCCGTCAACGACTTCCTTACTGATCCGGATGCGTTCTTCATCAAAACAGACGCGCCTCGCGGCTTCGTCCACTTTGAGCGTTCCGCGCTTTCCACCAACATGGAAGGTGACTTCGACACGGGTAACATGCGCTTCAAGGCGCGTGAGCGTTACAGCTTCGGCTTCAGCGACCCACGTACAGTGTACGCTTCACCAGGGGCGTAAGTCTCGAACAAGAACTAGAGTTAGGGGCGGTCTTCGGATCGCCCCTTTCTTTTTGTTTATCCCTGATGTATCCTGTATTTATTCGGGCAGACATCAGCTTTGTAGACAGGTTACCGCCCTCCTGACGTTGCATAGACTACAGAGCGAATCCTTATGCAAAAGGTACTAAAATGGCTAATACTACATTCTCAGGTCCCGTGACCTCAACGAACGGCTTTGTTGGCGTCATCGCTCTTACGACATACACCGTTGCAAACGCCCCCTCTGCTGTCACCTCTGGTGCATCCACTGTTGCGTTCTTTTCCAACGGCGCAGCTGGCTCCGCGATCTTGGCCTTCTCTGACGGAACAAACTGGAAGCGTTCCGACACAGGCGCAACAGTCTCAGCATCGTAAGGGGATAAACCATGTCGAGTGACGTAAAAGCATATCCTTGGGCCCAAGGCACTGCGGCCGCAGTTGTCGGCCCCCTACGGTCTCGTCTCCGTCAAGTTGTGATCTACGCAGAAACTGCTGGGTCGTTTACTTTGAGGGACGGTTCCGCCTCGGGGGAGGTTTTGCTCCTTCAGCCCTTTCCGGTAGGAATGAACTCTTTGAACATTCCTTCTGACGGCGTTCTAGCTTCTGACGGCGTCTATGTCAGTGCTTTCACGGGCGCTAACAACGACCTAACGATCTTCTTGTCGTAGGGTCTTCTCATGCCTACGATCGACAAGTCCAAGATGAAGTGCAACACTCCGAAACGTCAGATTTCTGGCGGAAAGAAGTCCGTTGTAAAGGCTTGTGATAAGGGAAAAGAAAAGATCGTTCGGTTCGGAGATGCCGACATGACAATAAAGAAGTCCGATCCCAAACGCCGCAAGTCTTTCCGTGCTCGGCACGGATGTGACAAGGGCACGTTAGATAAACTAAAGGCCCGCTACTGGTCTTGCAAAGCGTGGTAGAGATATGAAAATTGCAGACATATTCGTTGGTTTAGCAGGGACAGTCGGGGTAGGACTTCTTAGCTTTGCCGCGATGCAGGTCTACCAGATGAACGCTCATATGGCGGTTGTTAGTTACAAAGTTGACGAGAACCATGATATGATCAAGCCCATGTGGCAAGACTTCCTGATCAGAAAGGCTGGGATGTATGACAATGTCGAGACGACAAACGTCGTTCCAAGTATCGAAATCTCCAAAAGGAAAAACTGAGATGGGCAAGCCAGGACTTTGGAGCAACATACGAGACAAGAAGGACCGCATCAAAGGGGGCAGTGGAGAGCGTATGCGCAGCCCCGGAGACAAAGGTGCTCCCACAGCTAAAGCGATAAAACAATCGCAAGGCAAGAAGAACGGTGGTATGGTCCGATACAAGAACGGCGGCTGCGTGATGTCGGGCCGTGGCGTTCGCGACACAAAGATGGGCTGATAACATGACAACATCCGGAACAAGAGCCTTCAATCTCGACGTTGGTGAGGTCATTGAGGAAGCATACGAGCGGTGTGGACTTGAGGTTCGCACAGGCTATGATGCCCGAACAGCACGTCGGTCTCTAAACCTGATGTTCGCTGACTGGGCGAACCGCGGGTTAAACCTGTGGACCGTGGCCCAAGGCACGACAGACTTGGTGCAGGGCACTTCCACCTACACGCTGGGTTCTGACGTTGTGGACATGCTGGAGATGGTACTGCGCCGAGACGGCACAGACTTCGAGATTGATCGTATCAGCCGAGGTCAGTATCTGACGTTTCCCAATAAAACAGATCAGGGGCGTCCATCCCAATTCTATTTCAACCGCCAGATTGATCCTGTGATAACATTGTGGCAGACCCCTGAGAACTCGACGGATCAGCTGGTGTATTACTACGTCCAAAGGATTGAAGATGCGGATGCTTTAGTCAACACAACAGATCTTCCATTCCGTTTTTACCCCTGCATGGCGGCAGGCTTGGCCTACTACCTTGCCATCAAGCGAGCTCCAGAGCGCATTCAGATTTTAAAATCCATCTACGAGGAAGAGTTTCAACGCGCTGCGGACGAAGACCAGGACCGAGTTCCTTTGCAGCTCACCCCTGGCCGAAGTTACTTGAGGTCCTGATGGCATACGCAAGCGAAAAAAATGCATGGGGAATATCCGATCGGTCTGGTCGCCGCTACCGTCTTCGTGAGATGAAGACAGAGTGGTCGGGTGCCAAGGTGGGCCCTGACGAGTATGACCCCAAGCAGCCACAGCTGACCCCGCCCAATGTCGGGCCCGATCCGCAGGCTCTTCAAAACCCTCGTCCGGAGACTGGTCTTGCGGAACAGCGGGCTGTTCAATGGGGATGGAGCCCCGTAGGTTTTAACGCGCTTCCGGGCTTGTCTCCTCCGAACGAGCTGGTTGCAATAAGTTCCGTAGGAACAGTGGTGGTGTTGACATGAGTTTTACATATGACGAGCTGAAGCAGGCTATCCAAGACTATACGGAGAACACAGAGTCGACGTTTGTTAACAACCTCCCGTTGTTCATTCGTGCTTCTGAGGAGCGCATTTTAAAGAATGTACAGCTGGATTTATTTCGTAAAAACCAGACCGCATCCTTGACGGCGGCTAATCCGTACCTTGGCTGCCCAAGCGACTTCTTGGCTCCGTTCTCTCTGAGCTACACCCTAAATGGGGCTCGAGAGTTTATTGAGTACAAAGACGTTTCTTTCGTTCAGACATACAATCCGAACACTTCGACGCAGGGTGTTCCGAGATACTACTCTCAGTTCGACGTGGGCAATTTCCTAGTGGGTCCTACTCCAGATGTCGACTACGTTGTCGAGTTGCACTACCTGTACCGACCCGCCAGCATTACAGCGGGCGCGGGTAGTGGAACCACTTGGATTAGTTTAAACGGTGAGCTGGCGTTGCTCTACGGTGCGCTGGTCGAGGCCTACATCTTCATGAAGGGTGAGCCTGACGTGATGACGCAGTACAATCAGAGATTTAACGAGTCGATGATCGGCTTGAAAATGCTGGGCGAAGCGAAACAGACCACCCAAGAGTATCGGGTCGGCAAAGTTATAAGGCCAAAACAGTAATGTTTAAGTTAGATGTAAGTGTGCCAGAGACCCCTTTCATGGTTGTAAAGACCACTGATAACCGAGGGTTTACTCCGGACGAAGTTGCTGAACGCTGTGTTGAGAAGCTGATCAGTGTGTCGGATGGGGCGCACCCCGCAATACGAGATCAGGCAAAAGCATTCCAAAAGCATATGGAGATGGTCGTTGCATTTTATATGCGAGAAGCTATTCGCAGCGACCGAACAAATGTGTATAATGCCTTGACTGATGCAGGGCACCCCGAACTGGCTGACGCAATAAGGAGACTTTAAAATGGCTATTTCACAGGCGATGTGTACGTCCTTCAAGCAAGAACTACTTGTGGGCAAGCACGACTTTACAACCGGAGCAGACGCTTTCAAGCTGGCGCTCTTCACTAGCAGCGCAACTTTGTCTGCAGCAACCACGGACTACTCCGTCACCAACGAGGCGTCGGGCACTGGTTACAGTGCGGGCGGTGGTGCGTTGACCAACGTCACGCCAACAAGCTCTGGTACAACGGCGTTTACTGATTTTAACGACCTGACCTTTTCGTCGGCTACGATCACAGCGAACGGCGCGATGATCTACAACACTGAGTCTGCTGGTGGCTCCGGAACCACTGATGCGGTTTGCATCTTGGCTTTTGGCTCGGACAAGACTTCGACGAATGGGGACTTCACTATTCAGTTTCCAACGGCCGACGCTTCAAACGCTATCATCCGTATCGCATAAGAGGTTGTCTGAATGGTCACGCTTGTAAACAGAGCTAAAGTAGCTACCGTCACGTCTGGCACAGGCACAATCACGCTTGGCGCTGCTGAAGACGGCTATCAAACCTTTGCTGACGCTGGCGTAACCGATGGCGCTGTCGTGCGCTATGCGATTGAGGACGGCACAAACTTTGAGCTTGGCACAGGAACTTACACGGCGTCTGGCACAACTCTCTCACGCACTCCGACCGAAAGCAGCAACTCCGACGCCGCTATCAACCTCTCGGGGACGGCAGTCGTTTATGTGACTGCAACCGCCGCTGATTTTTTACCGCCTGCTGCCAATGTGTCACTTGATGATACTAATCTTATCGTTGCTGAATCTACTAACATGCAGGCGTTTGCTGAAAAGACTGACCAAGCATTACTGAAGGCTAGGGGAACAGGCGTCACAAGCACTTATGTTTCATCTGTAGTGAACGGCGGGACTACTTTTGCACAACCAGCGGTGGAAGGTGAGATAAGCAGTGACGAGGGATACTTCTCAATTAGCTACGCAGGCGCAACAGGAATAACCGTTGCAGACCTGACATCGACTTCGACTTACGTTTATATTGATAAAGCAGGTGCGCTTCAGCAACAGACGTCTATACCGACAAGGCAAGATTTTTCTCGCAAAGTATTCACAATGCGCATCGGTGTAGACACCACCGCTGGAACCATTCTTGGCTTCGAATACATGAACAACCCGATCGGTCACTACGCAAACAGCATCCGCGATGTGTACACGTTTTTGATTGCCGCAGGCTTGTCTCTTAGAACGGAGCAGGCCATAACGGGCAGAACTGATAATCTTGGTTTTGACGTTTCTTCGGGAAGCCTCATGGAGTTTGGCGGAACGGGGGATATCCACAACCCCAACATCAAGAGCTTTAACGCAGTAGCAAACGCAAGCTATACCTTGCTCTCAAGAACCGGGATTGTTTCCGTTCAGACGGACCTTCAAAAGTATTGGGACAATAACGGAACGATCACGCCGCTCGGTTCGACTACGTTGGCGGGGCATAGGTTGTACCGTTATGCTGACGGGCAATTCGCCATGCAATATGGTCAAGGAAACTATGCCAACATGACCCTTGCAAAGGCTGGGGTTCCGTTAGAGGAATATGTTCTCAATCCCCTCCTAAAAGATGCAACGTTCTTTGGCTGGTGGATTGTTGAATCCACAGCCACAGTTACATCGGGAACACCAACGCTGACATTTTTCAAGAAATACACAATTGGGGTTAGTTGACGTAATGGCTCTGTTCCCATTAAAGGCATACAGATAGAACGGAGTAACCCATGCTAGGCTTTTCCCCACTCTCATCAGACACACTTGGCAGTGACGGGTCACCTGTCATCGATGCCTCTGTGCAGGGATGGGGTAGAGGTACGTGGTCCCAAGGCGCTTGGGGCGAGCAGATCCCCGTGGCCGTTACGGGAGAGGCCGCCACAGGTTCAATTGGTTCTGTTGCTGTCGTTGCTCTAGCTAATGTTCCTGCAACGGGCCTTTCGGCCGCAGGCGGCATTGGTTCTGTTGTTGTCACAGCTGATGCAAACGCAGTTACCACGGGAGAGGCCGCCACAGGTTCAATTGGTTCTGTTGTTATCTTCGGTGAAGCTCTTGTTCTGCCGACGGGCCTTGCGGCCACAGGTTCAATTGGTTCTGTTGTTATCTCCGGTGAAGCTCTTGTTCTGCCGACGGGCCTTTCGGCCGCAGGCGGCATTGGTTCTGTCGTTGCCACCGCCGGAGCCGATGTTTTACCTAGTGGCATCGCTGCCTCGGGCGGCATTGGCGACGTGAACGTTGGCGTTCGAGTTATCGTTCCAGTAATAGGCTTGGAAAGTGTCGGGAATGTTGGTACTGTAGCCGTAATTTCCGAAGCGAGTATCTCTGTGACGGGGGTATCTGCTGCAGCCGATCTAGGAAGCGTTCTTGTTTGGGGTCAGATAGCCCCCAGCCAAGACCCGAACTGGGATGGTATCGCACCGTCACAAACTCCAGGGTGGAATGAGGTTGAACCCTCTCAGTCACCTGGTTGGAATGATATAGCGGCATAGGAGAGACAAATGTCTAGCACATACACAACGGCCAACGGCATTGAGCTTATCAACACAGGTGAGCAATCCGGTGCTTGGGGCGACACGACTAACACTAATCTTCAAATTGTGGATCGAGTCCTTACGGGTATCGGGTCGATCACTCTTTCGGGGACAGCGCACACTCTGACCACAACGTATGGCACGTTGTCGGAGGGGATGTATCGTGTCTTGGTTTTGGGAGGTTCTCCTTCTGGGACGAACACGATCACGGTTGCTCCGAACGACGCTCAGAAAACCTACATGGTGTACAACAACTCTGGTGAATCTGCGATATTCACGCAAGGATCGGGAGCCAATGTCACGGTTGCGAACGGCGATGCGAAGCTGATCTACATGGACGGTGCGGGAACGGGGGCCGCGGTCTTTGATTTCACTGCCAACTTGGCCATGTCCTCTGTCAACATTACTGGCGGCACAATTGACGGGACTGTCATCGGCGGGACAACTCCTGCGGCTGTGACTGGCACGGCAATCACTGGCACATCATTCACCACAACAGGTGACATGAGCTTCGGGGATAACGACAAGGCCATCTTCGGTGCTGGTTCTGACCTTGAGATTTTTCACAACGGAAGTGACGCTAGCATACGCAACCAGACAGGTGATCTATATATAAGAAGCCAATCTGACGATAAAAAGATATTTATCCAGACCGATAACGGGTCGGGAGGAGTTGCGACTTACATTACCGCAGATGGGGTGTCTGGACAAGTAATCCTCACAAACTACGGAAACACAAAGCTTGCCACGACAGCCACAGGAATTTCAGTAACTGGAACAATCACCTCTGACGGGCTGACTGTTGGTGGTGACATACATGTCCTAGATGACGTAGTAACTTTAGCTCTTGAAAGCAGCAACACCAATGGGCAGAAGTGGAGTATAAGTTCCACCTACACAAACACAGGCGGCTCCTACGGCGCTTTAATCATCGAAGATGAGGCGGGTAGC